GGTGTTCAACGGGTAGGTAAGGTGAAAAACGACCTCTACGAGTTGAACCTTGTGAGATGTTGTCTACAACACTTTGAAATAAGTTCATGAAGTGAACTGAACCTGGAGCATGTCCATTATCAGTAATTTCAGCACCTCTTTCTCGGATGTTACCAAAATACCCTGAAGTACCTCCACCCATTTTACTCATTTCACCAACCTCAGCCTGTGTGTAAAGTATCGATTCAATATTGTCACCAATATTAGAACCAAAACAACTTACAGGTAGTCCTCTTTTTTTACCAAAGTTGGCCCATACAGGTGAAGATAGTGAATACCACCCTTTACCCATATATTCATAGAATTTATCCGCAAACCCTTCTATTCCTAATAATTTTTCAGCATGTTCTGCTATTGTTCTAATTCTCTCTAAAGGTTCTTCACCCTCACTAAGATAACCTCTTTGGAGGAATGTAATGGATTCTTCGTTAATCCAATCAAATGCTTCTCTTTTGTTCATATTCTTTTTCTATTTTTAAAATAAGTCATTCATTGTTATTGACTTACTTTTCTTACTGTAATTAATACTTCTCTTGTTAAAGAAATCTGTGTGTTTTGTTGTCAAAATTTCATCATCAAACCACTCAGTTGTTTCTAATAATTTTTCATCCACATGGAAGATACTGTCAATGCCAATGGAGTTTAAAGATAAATTAAAACGATGTTTAATAAACTCCAAAGTTTGTGATTTTGTTAAGAAATCTAAATCACCTTCTTCAAAAATCCAATCAATGATGTCTGACTCAGCACTAAACGCTTCAACAGTAGCATCGATTAAATCTTGAACTAACTCTTCTGTCCACCATGATGGGTTTTCTTTTTTGATTAGGTTTACCAAATCAAATCCAAACTCAGCATGAATGTTCTCCTCTTTTGACGTTGCTTCAACCGCGTTACTCATTCCTTTCAACATGTTCTTGTGTTTGTTAAACGACATAATAACTAAGAACTGTGAGAACAATGAAACGTTTTCAACAAACATTGAGAACAATACTACTGATTCAAAGTAATCTTTATTTTCAACCGATTTAGAGGATGAAATAGATTTCTCTAAATACTTAATTCTTTTTCTGATTGCCGGTACTTCCATTAGATTTTCAAACTCACTATTCAGACCTAACACCTGAATTAAGTTTGAATATGCATCTGCGTGTCTAACTTCTGATTCTGCAAATGTTGCTCCCACATTACCAATTTCAGGTTTTGGCATTCTCTTATAGATGTCACCCCAAAAGGTCTTAACCGCAATCTCAATTTGTGAAATCGCCAACATCGCTCTTTGAACTGCCGTTTGTTCAGCATCATTTAAGTGTACCTTAAAATCTTGAATATCTGAAGTAAAATTAAACTCAGTGTGTACCCAATATGAGTGTCTAATAGCATCGACATATTCACTCAATTGTGGATATTCATAAGGTTTTAAGTTTACTCTTTTAGAGAAAATGTTTGGTTTTTGTTTCGAACGATAGATGATATATTCTCTAGCAACATCGTTTAAACCATTATCCATAAGTTTGTTTTCAACCATTTCATGAATTTCATCAACGTGAGGTATTTTATCCTTATCTTCTCTGAATAAACTTTTTCTAGTAATTCTTGCAATTCTTTCTGCCGACTCATCATCAACAACATCAATACTTTTCATTGCCTTAATTACCGCATTTTTTATTTTTTCTTCTTCAAATAAGACTTTTTCTCCACTTCTTTTGATTACAAAACGTGCGTCTTTTTCTTCTAAATTTAACATAATATCCATAGTTTTTGTTTATTTATTTTGGTTTTCAACTTTTCGTCTGTCAAGTAGTTGTTTGATTCTCTCACGGTTTCTTTCTTCTTTTTGTTCTTCCAAACCTAAGAAGGTAACACTCTGTTCAGTATCAATCTCAAGTAACTCGTTATCGAACTTACAATTTTCAAATACAATACCATCTTTACCGATTCTTGATTTTGTAATTGCAATCGTTGCCAAGTTCATTTCTTTTTGTTGTAATGACTTAGCCACCGATATGATTACGTGACCTACTTGTGCTTTTTTGATTGAACCTCCCATTTGGTCCGTTGTTACAACGTCTGACGAGATTGATGAACGGTTACCCTGAGTTGCGGTCCAACCGGCTAAATCAAGTTCATGACACATCGCTTCAAAACCTCTCATAACTGAACCCTCACTTTTCCATTCATCACCCAAATTTTTATCAGGCATGATACAGTCAATATAATCTAACACTACCATGTCGATTTTGTTTCCCTCAGCAATCATTTTTCTAATTTGATTTTTTACCTGACTCATAGTTAGAGTATCTGAAGGTAATTTTTTAAGGGTTAACCTATTAGGTGTTCTCTCTTGGATGTCTCTCACTCTATTCATAACCTCTTCTCTATGTGCAGACAAGTTGTCAGGAGCAATACCAGTCCACATTGTGAAATGTTTTCTTTGAATAATCTTTGGGTTATCCTCAAAAAACACTTGTAGTACGTTATAACCCAAGTTGAATCCGTGATTTGCAATCTTACTTAAGACTGTAGTTTTACCCACACCAGTTGGTGCCAATATAACACCAATCTCACCCTTCGCCAAACCACCTTTTAGACAGTTATCGATACCTGGTATTCCAATAGGAATTGGGTGTCTAAAATCATCTTGAAGTACTTGCTCCAAATTTGAAAATACATCGTCAACACCCTGATTAAGTTCACCCACTTGAAGGGCTTCTCTAACCATCTCTTCAAGTTTATCGTAACTTTCAAAGTCACCCTTATCAATGATTTTTTGAGCCTTACCCATTACCTTCTGTAACTCTTGTTGTTTACAGAATTTTAATGACTTTTCTTGAACAAACTGGTGACCTTCAAATGGTGCCTCTTTTACCTGTGACACCATATCCAGAACCATTTTTTGAGCCATAGATGAAGATATTTCACTCTTTGTTAGTTGCTCTAAAGTCTCAAAAGTAGGAGTATGTTCATACTTTACGTAGTACTCCTTAATCATTTGCATAATCAAACGAAAATATTGATTGTCAAAGTACTTAGGGTCTAGAACATCTACTATTGAGTTAGCAAAATCCTTATATAAAATAATATTGTTTAATAGTTGTATTTGAAATGTGTTTCCTAGATATCCAAAATTCTTTTCGTCTGACATAATTTTTATTCAATTTTTGTTTGTGTGAGTTTTAATAAATATGGTTAATTTAAAGAATATCCCATATATTCATGAGTTAAATTTTCAGTTGAAAAAATGTCAGTTAACATACGAAGTATGTTTTTTAGTCGTGGGCGTATGTCTACGGTATATCTTACCTTAGGGGGGTATACTTTAGCATCCCATGTAGACTGACAAATTGTCTCATCACCAATCTTAATTGTCATGTAAAAATTCTCAGGACCATCAGTATTTGAGGTGTTTAGAATCTCTTGGTCAATCTGAATTTGCTCATAATTTTCAAGCAAATAGTAACAAGATTTGTTAGTCAAATCTTTCTTGATATCATAAATAATATCATGTACAACATCGACCATCTCAAGACTTTTTCTTGTTTCTGGGTTGTAACCCCTAACGTTAAAATAACGTTGTACTACAATGTTTTCGTTCAGTTTCAATAAGAACTCCAACTTTACTACATCATTCTGTTCTTTCATAATTTTAGTTTTTACTATTAAATCTTCTTTTTTCTTTTCTTGTGAGTTTCATAAAAGGTTGAATGAAATCAACCCATGCATTGTCTTTTTTTGGTAGGTATTTGAAAAGTCCATCTTCCATCATGTACTTTATTAAATTCTTGTACCCCCTACCTTCAGGGTCCAATTCTTCTCGATAGTATAATTCTATTTCTTCTTTTCCATCTTCAGTTATTAAAGGGTTCGACAAATCTACAATCTTTTTGTTAATATCTAAAATTTCTTTTCCAAATGTACCATTTTTTGTTTTTCCTTCAACTAAGTTAAGTAAAGTTTTGTTTTTATTTTCTTCTTTAATTAACTCTTTAGCTTGGTCCATAATATTGTCAATTGAAGTCGGACTGTCAACTATTTGAGGAAAAAACTTCAAAACAGTTTTTTCACCTAATCTTAATATACCGTCAATGTTATCCGACTTATCACCAGTTAAAACTTTTAATGTAACGACATTTTCAGGAATTACTTCAATCGAATTAAACTTAACCTTGTCACCCTTCTTAATATATTCTTTTTTCAATGGTGAATATATTTGAACTTTGTCTGATATTAGTTGAGTTAAATCTTTATCAGATGAGAATATCGTTTTGTTTTCATCCTGAGATATTTTACAATAATACGATATTGAATCGTCAGATTCACAACCATCAAGGGTTACCTGACGAATAAACATTTCCTCCAAATAAAGACGCACACGGGACTTTTGATAATAGAACGACTGTTTCTTTATCTCGTTCATTGTTTCCCTTCTATTGTCTTTATATTGGGGGTAAATTGCACGTCTTTGGGTGGCATTGTTTTTGCCATCCCAAAAGACTATTACTTTATCGTAATTGTGCTCTTCTAAAAATTTTTTGAGAGTGTTTGTGAAGTGAAATATACCACCTATATGATTACCTTCATGGTAGTAGTCTCTTACACCGTGAAATCCAATCTTAAATAAATTGTCACCATCAACTAATAATGTTTTAGTCACTTTTTAGTTCTTAAAGTTCAACAGTTTCTTCTTCCAATCTAAAGTCACCTTCAGTTCCGATGACCTCTTTCCAATACTCCGATTGTTCAGACTTATAAGTCTCAATCGATTTTTTCTCCTCAGTTGCGTCTTTACCTGCCAAGAATCCGTGTGGTGTTACAATAATTTTTCCATCTTCATAACCCAAACCATTGATGTGGTTTTTCATTACAGACACTTTGGTACGTGTTGCAAATTTAACTTTTCTTTTGTCTTTTACCGCAGTGATTTTGTTGGTTCCCGCATTTTTCTGATTACCGAATAAGAAAACCAAAGATGAATTCAACCAAATTGATTCACCACCCTTAGCCTTAATTTTTGGTTGACCAAATGGATTGTCAGGAAGTTCCACCCATGGTTGGTTTACTATCACCAACGTATTTTCATAATCTGAATCTGCCTTTCTTGAACCTGATACACGTTGGTTAATACCCATACCTATCTTGTCAGCCAATGTCGCAGCATTGTGTTGTTTACCACCTTTACCCTCAAATGTCATCTTACACGGAACAGAACCTACTGAATCCCATAAGAATAATAAAGAGTAATCCAACTCACCTTTTGATTGAGCATCTAAAAGTTCGTTAATGTAGTCTGTGATTTGTTCAATATATTCAAAGTTGTTATTGAAAATAAAGAATCCGTCCCATTCTAATTCACCCGTTTCTTCATCAACCACTTCCTCACACTGAAAACCCATAAGTTTTGCATGCTCGAAAGACCATTTTTGTTCAGTGATAATGAAAACAGGTAAAATACCTTTTTTCTGTGCATCAACCGCTGTCTTTACCAACGCAGTTGTTTTACCTGTATCTGAATGTCCTAAAAACATATTCAAATGTCCAATTGCTGGACCAGGTACACCAACAGCATCCAAGAAGTCACCACCCAAATCAAAAAATCTTTGGGGTTTGTATTTTGCAGAAGTTGAGAACTTCTTTTTAATACTACTAAAATCTTTTTTCTTAATTGCCATATTTTTGTTTACATAAAAAAAGCTTGGACACTTTTTATAAGTAAGTGCCCAAGCTTATTAATTTTTTTAGAATGGTAGGTCTTCATCGACCTCCATTGCTGATTGTGGGTCAGACTCCTTTATAGATGATGAACCTCCCATAGTAACCTCACTTGTGCTACTATCTCCGTATACATACTTCTTAGCTTCACTATCCCAAACAGGTGTTTCACCACGTGCAACCGCTTCAAGATATTCAACAGGTTTCTGTGAGTAAACACTTTCCCATGTCAATTCATCTTCCATCCACTCTTTCATTTGTGACACATCATCGTGTAATGGTGTTGGGTCATCGTACATAATCGTTTGAGTGATTGTATACTCTTTACCTGCAGGTGTTTTAGCTTTAGTTAATTCAATAATCAAATCACGACCATTATTAGCATCTGTAATATCACCCTTTTGTCTCCAAATTGGAATGATTTTATCTAAGATACCTTCTTGTTTGTAATTGTCTTTGAATCTCCAAAACTTAACTCCATCCTCTTCTCTATCACGGTCAATAACTTTTACAATGTAAAACTTACGTGAACGATACTGACGAGCCAATTCTTTGTCGCTAGCTTTACCTGTTGACATTAACTCTTCATAAACCTCATTCAATGGTGAACGAGTTCCGTCATTTTTTCCTGGGTCATAAAGTTTAACCCACTGACCATTAACTTGTAGTTCATGGTACCAAACTTCTTTAAATGGTGAAGAACCATCACTAACAGGAAGAATACGAACTCTTCTTTGACCTGTCTTTTCATTTTTTTGAAGTATTGTTGTAAAATACTTCTTCATTCTTTCGTCTTGCGACATTCCTGTTCCACCACCCATCGGAGTAGTGTTCTTTTCATACTGTGCCAATACGGCATCTAAACTCGAATTACTCATTTTTTTGTTTTTTTTAAATTAGTAGTTTATCTCTTTTATCACTACAATGATAATCAAACAATGAAATAAGTCAAACTAGTTCAAACAAAAAAAGACCACCGAAGTGGTCTTTTCATTAAAATTTTTTTTGAAATTAAAACTGATTATTATCCTGTTCAAACTTGTTAAACGTGGCCTTAATTTCATTTGGTGAAAAGTTTTCTACTTCATCTGAAGTTAAAACATATTCATTTTTACCCGTCATTTCAAGTTCATCTTGCTTATCTTCAAAAAAATCTGTTAGTTTTTGATTATAAGGGTAACTATCTAAACTTCTAAGTTGTAATTTTTCTTCAGGAGATTTCTGTCTATACTTTTCAATTTTGTTTTCTATGGTATTAATCTTATCAAAGATAGTATCCATAACTCCCAATTTGTTTTCTAAGTCACTTAGTTTTTCAAACATTGAATTCATAAACTCATCTTGTTTTGAGCTCATGTCTTTTTGTGTTGTAACTAAATCAGTAATGTCTAACTCTTCAGTACCACTATCATCCATTGGTTCTGAATCAGTCACATCTGTTTGTACTGCACCTTCAGTATCGTCAACCACTTCAACATCTGGGTCCGTTTCTACATCAACAGGTTCAGGAATTGTTTCGGCTTCAACATCACCACCTTCTTCAGGTTCAACCGCAGCCTCATCACCACCTTCAGCACCTGCAGTGTCAAACTGCTCCTCAATATACTTATTGATGTTTTTGTACTGGTCAATCTCTTTTAGTAATTTATTATTTTTAATCATAATTGTATGTTTTAACCGTTCAATAAAGTTTTTACTCCGCTTGGCGTTTCAACTCTTAAAGTCTTATTAAGTTTCATAGTATTATCAACCCTTTCTATCAAACCGTCTTTCATTCTAACTGTGTAACAATCACCAGTATCTAAATCACACACTTCTTTATAACCGTTTCCTGTATTACGTTCGGTTATTCTTGTGTCTTTCATTAAGTAATTGTCTAAAAGATTTTTAATATTCATAACTTTTTTATTAATAAATATATAGAAAAGTCGATTTTTCCGTTTTATCCTAGTATTTTAATAACCGCCTTTAACATTTTTTCTTTTATATTATCAAATTGAACTTGAGTAAATTCACCATTAGTGATTTTAGTATCCGTCTCTTGTTTTATTTGAAGTCCTGTCTTACTAAAACCATAACCCTGTAACCACGTTGATAAATAAAGGTATGTTAATGCGTTTGCTATTTTTTCGTCTTGATTATTAAATGATGTTGATAACCCTATTAACTTGTCAATTACCGTACTAAAAGTCGTAAAGTATTCTATAAAAAACTTAATACAGTTTTCTTTGTTTTCAAATGAGAACATTGGAAGAGTACTTACAGTACTTTGCCCATTACTTTGTGACTGTTGTGAAGAGTTTTTAACACACACTTGTCCATTAGTTAAACCAGTAAGATTTTGGAAATTAGTATAATTTGAAGCAATACCAAATAAATTGTTATTGACACAATCAAACGAACCAACACCAGTATTTCTAATATAACTAACCCCTAAACTATATGCTCTTAAATTTCTACTATAGTTTGTAATACTATTAAGATGTGAGATTACCTCATTAACGGCAATTCTTGTATTTTCAAAACTAACAAAACCTAAATTAGGGAATGCTGTATTGTCATTACAGTTTGCACTTTCATCAGGAACTAATGGATTATTAGTTCTATTGTTATTATTCTGATTTGTTTCATTTTGAGCTACGGGTTGAGATGCCTTTTTTCTATATACCTGTTCATATTTTTTGAGAAGGTTTTTATTAACACTCATCACCAACTTGTCAATTGAAGGGAATGAGAATATAGGTTGTCTCATACCTTCAAAAGTAGTTTCAAAACCATTTACAGTAATATCGTGACTAACGTTTGTTATGAAATATGGACCATAAAACATTGGAACGTGTCTCAAATTAAAATACATTGTTGGTTGTATCATCATATTACCCATTGAGGATACATTACAAGTATAACTTCTTGTTCTATAGACATTATATAATGATGTACTTTGTTGAGCAACTTTATCACCCGAGGCTTGATTTGCCATGTCACTCAATACTTGGAAACTTTCTGAAGTATTTTTATATTGGTTTTGGTCCAAACTTATAGACTTGAATATATTTTGATTTCTAATACCAAAATCTAAATTAAATCCAACCACTTTATTTGACCTACTCCAATCAATTTTATTCGATTGGTTTTCAAGTAATGGATTGTTACTACCTCTTCTTAAGTCAAAAATATCACTTTTAAAACGTGAGTTTTTGTTATCCTTCATGTCTAAATGTTCTGAAGGTTTACCCACGTACATACACAAAAATTTAGGTCTCGACTCTTGGTAGTCAACGGATAGGAATGTTCCAAACGCACTGTTTGCAATATCAGGGTTGACTGTAGGTGTACCATTTTTAGACGCCTCTTGTATACCGTAGAAATTTATATACGATGGAAGTGCCATGAATATAAAATTATTTTCAGATAAGATATATCCAATAAGACTCATTAATGAGAATGCTGAAACTTTACCTTTTAAATAACTTTTTAATGAAATGACATCAATAGTAAAGGTATCACCAATATCTCTATTAGCTCTGTCTAAAAATAAGAAATCTTCAAAAAGTGTTCGTGTTTTAAAATTACCACCAGCAATCCATTTATCATTGAAGTTCTTAAGTGTTGAGTATACCTCAAGTTTTGGTTGGTTTCCGTCCACAACACTTATACCACCACTCGTACTTGACTCATTATAGTTCGGTAACTTGTTTCTTAATTGTGTAAATGTATTGTTTAGAATATTTTCTCTAAATGTTATTTGGTCGTTTAATAAACCTTGTACCGTAGTATTAAACGCTTGGGTGTCATTTAATAATTTCTTATTTGCATAAATTTTAATCAATTTAGATAATTGTTGTACATTTTCAGTATTGAATGTTATATTGTTATCAATAAAGAAATCTGTGATATATGAACCATTATCACTGTATTGTAGATTATCTATAGTTGAAAATCCAACATAGGTCTGAAGTGTTGACCATGCATCGGGATTGGCTTGTTGACTTTGTAGTAGTGTAACTCCTGTACCGTCATTAGGTAATGAACCCGGTACGTAATTACCGAAATCAATTGGTTGTGTAACAGTTTTTGGTGTTACAAAAGAACCAAAGACTCTTTGGTTAAATTCTCCAACATTACCTAATTTTAAAACTACATCATAATTTAAAAAGTCTTTTAGGTATTCAACGGTGTTATTCATTTGTGATACCGCCAACTTATAACTGTCGTTATCAGAACTATCAGTTTTATTAAACTCACCACTAAAACTAAAAATCTCAGACAATACCGATTGAATGTTACGGTATCTTCTATCTGTCGCATTTGCAATGTTAAAAAATGTCGAAGTGGTTGTTTCTCCACTTAACATCGGCACCGAATCATTTAAAGGTTTACAGAAATTTAAAAATTCAGTTTCAAACTTATCTAAGGTACCTTTATCGAAGATTGAGAACAATTCTTCAATACTTGAATATTGAACATCTGATTCTAAACTAAATGCATTTTGTTGACTTTGACCTGAGAATACTTGTTTTAAATATTGTGACGGTGTTGGTTTTTCTATCAAACCATTGTTAAAGTAACCATAGTTTGGTGACATCCATAAAGTCCTAACACTACCATTATATATTGATGTATTACCTGTCATCTCAACAACCATTTTGTCGTTGTTATCAGTACATTCAAATTTAGATTGATTGAAAGGTAAGAACCCACATGATGGTAATAAGAAATAATCTTTATCTTGTATTGGTGTTCCAATTCTATCTTCATTACCACTCAAATCCATATATTGGAATAAGTTGTTTAGATATAAAGTTCTAATCGGATTACTCGGTATTGAACCAACATTAATAGTAACTTGAGCTTGGTTCATGTTACCAATATACATTTTCTTATCGTAAGCCGCCTGCCAATCGTTAGAAGTGTAACCTGTGAATACTTCGTTTTCTGTGAAGAAATAATAAGTATCGTTAATTAGTTTTGGATATAAACCAACATTCATCACCGACACATCCAAATTAACCAAACCTGTTAAGTTGTTATTGTATTGTTGTGTTAGTGGTGTAGTTCCCCCCGTATAATTACGAGTATCATAGGTCGTTGTTGAATTATTGTTAACAGGGTCATAACCTTCTGAGAAGTTGTAGTCTGACCAAACGTTATCCAAAATATCGGTTCCTTCTTCAATAAATGTTTTGTATCTATGCCAAATAGAACCGTATTTCAATATCCACGAATATGGTATTTTATGAACCGCAGAGAATTTACTCATTACCGACCACACATAGTCCAATTCAGTTTCAACATCATCATCATTAAATGTTTTAAACTTTTCACGAAGTGTTGCCAGTGGTAAGGAATTTAAGAATAAGTAACCCAAAGATTTAAAATGGACATCTTGACCATCAACTCTTTGTCTTAATAAACTCGCAGACTCACTTATTGCATTTGCAAAATATGGAGTATTAAGTAACGATGTGGTTTGTGTTGGTGTTATACCTGTAGTACCATATTCATTACCGTAATTTAAGAAAGACTCTGTAATCCAAAGGTTTTCTGTAGTTTTGTTTTGATAGAAATCTTTTGCCCCTTGTCTTGTTATTTGATTTAACCCCGCACTAGTCGCACCTTGAGTGAAGTTTTGAAAATTTAATATATCTTGTGTTGACCCCTCACCCGTGTTTCCTCTCCAATAAGTCGAGGTAAATAATGTTTTATCATAGACATTGTCTTCCGTTTGAAACGAAGATATTGTTTTTTTGTTGTCGTTAAATACCAATGTTTTTGTTGTATTGTTCGACTCGATGGCAGAATTAACGGTTCTACCGTTGGCTAAATTTACTTTGTCCCACTCAAAATAGGTGAATGGATAAACATCATAATCGGTAAACTCGTTAGATGTTGTCTTAGTTAAATATTCTTTGATGTTTTCCGTAGAGGTGGAACCATTTGTAACTTCAGGAGTATTTTCAAATACCGATATCTCATATATGTTGTTTGGTGATTCAACATAATTTTTAATGTAAGGTGTTACAAAATTACCTTGTGAATATTGTGTCCATAGTTCACCCTCACCGTTTGTTGATTGTACTCTTAACTCACTAAGAAACGAGGGGTATGTAAATGCAAAATTCTTTAACTTTATAGTTAAAGATGTACTATTTTTAATTGCTTCAGAAATGTTGTGGAATTCAAAATCACCTAACAAATCATAAATCTCATCACTATTACTTGACGGTCTAAACAACTTCGTGTAGTTTGAAGCCAATATTGACCTTTCTAACATCTCGTATAAAAAGTTGGTTTCTGTTAAGTTTTCATAGGGTTCCGTTGTGTTTGGAAACTCAATTGCACTAACACCAATATATTCTGTTTCAACTTGTGGATTTGCTAAACCTGTTGGACTTTGTTGAATATCTTTTTGTAATGTTCCTTTTAAGTATTCTTCCACAAATTGTACTTCAGGCCAAACATCATTTAAATATGCTTTTGTTTTTGTTACTGACTGTGGGTCACCAGGGTATTTAACTACATAACTTGAATTACCATTTTGGTCTACCTCGGTTTCAAAATATTGTGGCCATGGGTAAACAATATTATCTTCAGATAGTTTACCATCCGTGGTTACTTTTTGTAATGAATCTTTTGAATCGGTTCCAAAACTTTTTTCAGGGTCGATGATAGATGTAAGTCGTACAGGATTTGTTCTTTGTTCATACGCCTTGGTATGAGTCTCATCCATCAATCTTAAAAACGCATCAGCATTTGCACAAATAACACCAATAGTATTTCTAATCGTTGGATTAAATCCTAACCCTCCTTCTGTTGCCGGTCTCTTTATTTTTTTAGCCAATACTACAGATAAGTTGGTTTCAATGTTTTGAGAATTTTTATTAAATATTCTCTCCATTTTATCCAATAAATTCAAAAACGTATTTAATGAGAAATTAGCATCGTCAAAACTATTACCAAAAACATAATAAGGTGGTACTTCAGTCTCTAAATTATTATTAACTAATACTTGTATTTGTAAGGATAATTCAGTGTTTAAAGTATTTTTAAAATTCGTTAACTCCGTTTCTGTCGGTTCTTTACCTTTTCTTAAAACAAACGTCTTTCTATAATCTACTTTGTTTTTATCAACGGTCTTTTTAATCTTATTTAAATCAATAAGAAAGTTGATTTGACTGTTAATGGTTTCTTTCTTTCCATTATCAGGGTTTTCTATAATATAACTTCCGTTAAGACCAAAGGTGTTGTTACCCTCTAACTTCTCTTTATATTTTTTAATAATCTCTTCAAGTTTGATATTGGCACTTTGTGTTTTTTGTGTACTCTCACTAATAGCTTTTTTTAGTGGATAGTAAACAAATCCATTACCCTTATCTTGAGATTCGACTATTGGTAATGAACCGTCAATGTAATCATTATAAAACGCACCACTAACACTTGAATAAATTTCTCTTCTGAATTTATCTATATCTTCTCGATATGATTTAATATCATTTAATACTTGTAACTCTTGAGGTCCAAACTGTTCATTTATATATCTTTCTAAAGATTCTATTCTGTAAACAAACTCACTAAGTGTCAATTCTTCAAAATTATCATCCAATAAACCTTTGGATTTATATTGACTATAAACTTCACGCAGAACTTGTTTACCTCTTGTGGTATTTTCAATGGTTACCTCGTTAGTTGATGAAACATTTGCTGACTGAGCTTGTTGTTGTTGAGCACTCGTTGAGGTACTACCCTCACTACTCGTAATTTGTTTACCGAACATTCTCGGAGCCGTAAACAAATGTTGTATATTAATATCTTCTAATATCGCTGAAGTTCTTCCAATAAACTCTGTGGTAATTCTATAGTTACCATCATTAGGGTCAAATCTTGCGTTGAATTTTTTTAACATCAACTCATACCTAACCGCTTTTCCATAATATCCTTTTACCGTTAGGTAAAATATTGGATATGGTAATTGAAAGAACGCAGAGTATGGTGATTGTTCTCCCTGTTCAAAAAGTGTTCTTCCTTGTACGTCTATCATCTCAATAGTTACTTGAGGTATATACGCAGCGTTGTTTTGTATTTTTATACTTGTAATACCTAAACCTTGAGTATCTTCGGCATTAATAGTTTTTCTAACAATTTTTTGATATGGTCTTTGTCCAACAACATATTCCTGTGTTTGGTTGGCACCCTTCCCTTCTCTTGCACCCTTACCCGTTTGTTGGTCGGACCAACTTGTGTCCAATGATAATTTACCTCTCGGACTTAAAAAATTAATCTCTTGTAATCCTGGTTCACCAAGTGATGCAACTGAGGTGTTTATAACTGAATCGTCTAAATCAGAACCTACGGCTAATTTTGTTCTTGGTAAAACTTTTGCTTCTAAATTCGCATAATAAACTAAATCTTCGTGGTCAACCAATCTTTCTTGGACTTCACCACTTGGCAGAGTTACCTTATTGGGGTCAACCAATATGATATTTTCATAATCATTTTCAACGTAAATATTTTTACTTTGTCTGTTATCTGCCATAATAGAAGAAATGGTTATCTAACGCACTTTTATAGTCCTGTAATGAAGTTATTAACGGGAAAGGAATAATCAATGTTGTTGAATCAGGAATATTACTTTCAAGACCACCAAAGTTTGGATTTGCAACCATAATCAACCATCCGAAGTATGGAGTTGAGTAGATTTCTTGAGATATTTTATCTAATCTACTTCGACCAACTCTATAAATATATTTTTTGTCTGTTGGTTTGGCAGGAATCCTCACAAACGGTACAACAGTTTGTTCACCATTAATTAAGAAATCTTTGTATCTATTATAGTACTGCATTACTTAAGTCTCTTTTTTCCGTTGTAAGTTGTTTTATCACCCGTGTTTAACGTTTCATATAATGTAGTTAGACTTTCAGACAATGTAGTGTCTTCAATCTTAGAAAATGTGAAATTTCTTGTTTTATCTTGATTGTAAGGTAAATATTGTGAGTATTTTTTATCAAAATAACTATTTTTAAACGTATTAAATGATTTTTCAGATTCAGCAAATGCCGCAACATAATAAAGTTGAAGTTCGTCTAATATTTCATTTAACTCTTTTGAGAATCTACTTTTTTGATTGTTATTTTTAAATGTCATTTTGTTAATGATACTATTAAAAACTTTCGTCTTATCATCTTTAATGTCTTTACCCATTAAAGTGAATAAACTCACCTCAGCGGGTGTATTAATTCTTTTTTCTTTTGATGTTCTAACTAACGCACTCTTTTCCTTAAGAGTAGTATTATCAGGATATACACTATAAGTAAAATTACTATTCCATTCATTACTGGTTGTTGTCATTAAGTAGTTAGATTCTAACTTACTTATCAAATCGTTCATATCTGAACCAATCTGTGTGAAGTCATTTTCCAATTCTTCAAGAGTGTCTGCCGGTGTACCAGGTGATGATACATCGACATCCGTAGTACCTGTTATACTAAAGATTACCGTACTACCTTGTTTGGTTTGGTAACCGTCACTTCCTGTTGATGAACCCGCAGATTCCGTTACAACATAATTTAATTTATCAATATCAAATATCAATACTGATTCATCTTCAGATAATCTTTGTAAGTTTGTTTCCATGTTGAGAATATACTCGTTTCTTTTCTCATCCATCAAACTTTTCAATGAGGCTTTGTAACTATCAATTAATGAATTTTTAAATAATCCAAAGTTTCCATAATCAATAAACGGACTTGTTCCGTTATCAACGGCACTAGCACAGAAATTATAGGTGTCATCTATTTTGTTCTGTAAATCAAAACTTTTACCAAACATTGATACATCGGCACCATTTAAATTACCAGTACTATAGTCACGGTCTTTAACAAATAATTTTAATCCACCATACAAATATGTTGAATTTATTTCTTCTAATGTTGACAAGACAGTATTCGCATAATCTTTATTATGAGTAGTAATGTCTTTCATTATTTGTTTATAATCAGATGCTCCTGATATGGCTCCCGTTTCAACATTAGTACTTTGATTTTGTATATTACCGATACTCACACCACCCAATCTTTGATTTTCAACAGTTTGTCTTGGGTCAGTATTTGAAGTTTCCAAAAGAATACTTTCCAATATCTGAGAATCAAATTGCGATGCAGATACATCCGTTACATCCGCTCTGTCATCATACATTTCAGTATTTGCATAATAGTTAAATGATAACGCGTTTTGTAATTTAGCAACAGGTTCTTTCAAACCTTCACCACCAATAAAGTTAAAACTTAAACTTATATCCGCAATCATCGGTTGAACACCAATACCTTCAGGGTTCATATCTAACATTAATGGCTCATATCTTATAGATAATGAATTGATAATAATTTTTGTGTGATAAAAATCACCAATTCTTAAAACACACACAGGTGGTGCACCAAACGCAGTGTTAAACGCATCGTTGTATATCCTTGTAACCCTTCCTGTTGAATCCTTTTGTATTGTTGGAATAGTATCACCAGGTCTCATACATTGTTGTAAGAATGTAAGTCGTGAGTTCAAACCTTCAGGAGTGATTGAGTGAAAAGTCGGTTGGAAATACTTGAACTTCTCTTTAATACTCTCATACACCGCTGGTGAATCTTGTTTCATCATATCAAAATAGTTACACTCACTCAAAGTTCTTCTTAAGACCCTTTTAGCAATATCTTGTCTAACTCTCGATTCTTGAGTTTGAACAGTATTAGTATTAACAATGTTTGATGTTTCTTGAGTAACACCATTACTATCAGTTGTAGGTTCAGCAGGCTCTTCTGTTTTAGTTTCAGTTGGTGGGACAATTTCCGTATCAACTCTTAACCTTACCCTTCTACACGCCATCGCACCTTGTGAAAACTCAGCATCGGTTCCTGTACTAACAACCTCATTACAATTAACAGTATTACCATTTATATCCGAAACCGTTGCGGTTTCACCCTGTGGTTGTTGTTTGATAGTTAACTTTTTACTATCGATATAGTCACCAATAGTACCACCACCCTCAATAGAAATATCTCTCATCCAATTAATAACAGAAGATATACGTCTTTCTGATAATTTTTTATTGTATTCCTCATTCGCCAATGGAGATGCTCCCCCCAATATACTTAAGTTTACACTATTACCCTGTTTTAAAGTTTCCCCTAATTTTATTGTAAAACTCTTATTTAAATCAAATGATTCTTTAATAGTATTAAAGAAAACGGTCATCGCTTCTTTCTTAGTATTGTCAGGTTGATTATTTAATATCGTGGACTCTCGACCAATATAGGTATTATAGGTACTGTCGTATTTAACACTAACCGTACTACTATAATTTGGTCTTGTACCTGCAGGTCCCGGTATGTCATTATCAAAATAGAAAACTAGTTCGTTATCCTTAAACGTATCTAATTTTTTATCGTCTTGTTTTGGTTTTTCTGTTTGTATCTGAGGTGGTATCTCACTAACTTCATTCTTGTAATCTTCAACCGATGTAATTTTATTTACAATCTCATAGATGTCGGTTAACGAAAATTGTGGATACTTAGCAACCAAATCATATATGTCATATTTTAAACATCCCGCAATAAATGAATCAACAATAGCATTAACCGCCTGACCATTTTGACCTTTTAGTTCTTTGTCTATTATAAGATTCATAATTGACGGGTGGTCAACTACAATCTTCCATGATAAGTTACCAACACGG